TTTGGATTTCCTCCTTCTGAATTTTGAGCCAGAGGGGCGTACGACGCCCCTTACAGGGAAGGAAACAATGCAGTTTTCGGGGGATAGGGATATAAAAGGCGGGGAAACAGAATCAAAAGGTTACTATGGTAGACGTTTGGTAGACAATACGGGAGCGGGAAAAGTGAAAACGCCTTGGAACCCAAAGGATTCCAAGGCGTTTCTGGTAGACTTTTGGTAGACAAAAAGTAAAAACACAAAAGAAAGGTGGACGGAAATGGGCCACTTTTTCGGGGATGCGGAGTGGAGGTGAGGAGGGAAACGCGTGAAGAACGAGCGGGCACGGCTGCTGCGGAGGATGGAGCGGCTGGCAGGTTGCAGAGTAAATGACGCGGTAAAGCTGGCGTTCCTGGACGGAGAACAGCTAGGAGAGATCGACGGGCTGGATCTGGGAGCGCTGAAGGAGTTCAAGCGCAGCGGAAACGGCGCGGTGGAGCTGAAGCTGGTGGATCGGGCGGCCGTGCTGGAGCGGCTGGTGGAGCTGTCCGGCGGCCGGGAGGACGGGGCGGAGGAGTTTTTCCGGGCGCTGCGGGAGAGCGCCGATGCGGTTTAGGGCCTTTTCCCGGCAGCAGAGGCGTGTGCTCACCTGGTGGTGTTCCGCCGAGGGGCAAAGCCGGGAGGCGGTTATTTGCGACGGAGCGGTACGCAGCGGAAAGACCCTGTGCATGGGGCTGGCCTTCTTCCAGTGGGCCACGGCCTGCTTCGACGGCATGGCCTTCGGGCTGTGCGGCAAAACCATCACGGCGCTGCGGCGCAATCTGCTGCGGGAGGTGCTGCCCGCGCTGGGGGAGCTGGGGTTCCAATGGAGGGAGCAGGCATCCCAAAACCGGCTGACAGTGCGGCTGGGCGGGAAGGAGAACACCTTCTACCTCTTTGGCGGCAGAGACGAGGGCAGCGCGGCCCTGATTCAGGGCATCACGCTGGCGGGGGTTCTGCTGGACGAGGCGGCCCTCATGCCCCGCTCCTTCGTGGAGCAGGCCTGTGCCCGGTGCTCCGTGCCGGGGAGCCGGATGTGGTTCTCCTGCAACCCGGAGAACCCGGAGCACTGGTTTTACAAGGAGTGGATTTTGAAGGCGGAGGAGCGGCGGGCGCTCTACCTCCACTTCACCATGGAGGATAACCCGGCGCTGACGCCCCAGGTGCGGGAGCGGTACGCGCGCAGCTTCAGCGGCGCCTTCTACCGGCGGTTTGTGCTGGGGGAGTGGGTGGCCGCCCAGGGGCGGGTATACGATTTCTTCGACGAGAGCTGGGCACGGCCCGTCCCGGTGGGCAGCATGGAGCGGTGGTGCATCTCCTGCGACTACGGTACGGTTAACCCCACGTCCCTGGGGCTGTGGGGGCTGCGGGACGGAGTGTGGTACCGGGTGGCGGAGTCCTATTATGACGCCCGAGCCGAGGGGCGGCAGAGAACCGACGGAGAGCACGCCGACGCCCTGGAGCGGCTGGCGGGGGGACGGCCCATCTGGAAGGTGGTGGCCGACCCGTCGGCGGCCAGCTTCATCGAGACCCTGCACCGGCGGGGATGGCGGGTGGAAAAGGCCGACAACGACGTGCTGGCCGGTATCCGAACCACCGCCGAGCTGCTGCGGCGGGGAAGGCTGGTGATCTGCCAGGGCTGCGCCGACGCCCTCCGGGAGTTTGCCCTCTACTGCTGGGATGAGAAGGCCGGGGGCGACCGGGTGAAAAAGGCCAACGACCACGCCATGGACGACATCCGCTATTTCGCCGCCAGCGTTGCGGCGGGAGAGCGGGGGTACGTTGGAGGCCTGTGTGTGGAGCGGGGGCGGTTTTAGCGCGGAGCGCGCCGCGGCAGAGGATGGGAGGAGAGCATGGGTATATTTGCAAGGAAAAGAGAGAATGGGGCCGGGGCGGCGGTGCAGCTCCGGGAGGGGGGCCGGCACCCCTTCGGCGTGCTGGACGGGTATGTGCCTCTGAGCCAGGGGGAGATGGAGCTCTACCGGAGCATACGGGAGGCCGTCCCCATTGTGGACGCCGCCCTGCGCAAGCTGGTGCGGCTGGCGGGCGGGGTCAAGGTGTCCTGCCGGGAGAGCGCTGCCCAGGAGGGGCTGGACTGGTTCCTCCAGCATGTGAACACCGGGCGCGGACAGCGGGGTATCCAGTCCTTCCTGGACGGCTACCTGGACTCCATGCTCACCTTCGGCCGGGCGGTGGGGGAGATCGTCCCCGACCGGCGGGGCCGGGAGATCGCGGCGGTGCTGTGCGGCAACCCGGCGGACGTGGAGATTCGGGAGGGGGAGTCGCCGCTGGAGTTTACCCTGTGGGGACGGGATGGGGACGGGCAGCTCCGGGAGCTGCCCCGGCAGGAGCTGCTGCTCTTCACCCCCTTTCAGCCGGAGGTGGGCAGCCCCTACGGCGTGAGTCTGCTGCGGTCCATGCCCTTCCTGACCGGAATCCTGCTGAACATCTACCAGGCGCTGGGGATGAACTGGGAGCGGATGGGCAACGTGCGCTTCGCGGTGGTCTACAAGCCGGGGGACGCGCCCCTGGAGCAGTCCATGGCCCAGGAGCGCAGCCGCCAGATCGCCCGGGAGTGGTCCGCAGCCATGGAGGCGGGGCGGGACGGCCGGGTGCGCGATTTTGTCGCCGTGGGCGATGTGGACATCAAGGTGATCGGAGCGGACAACCAGGTGCTGGACAGCGAGGTGCCGGTGCGGCAGATTCTGGAACAGCTCGTGGCCCGGACGGGCATACCGCCCTTCCTGTTGGGATTGAGCTGGTCGTCCACCGAGCGGATGAGCACACAACAGGCCGACATGATGACCAGCGAGCTCACCGCCATCCGGCGGGGGCTGGAGCCTGTGGTGGAGCGTATCTGCGAGCTGTGGCTGGCCCTCCACGGGTACGACCGGAGGGTGGCGGTGGATTGGGAGGACATCAACCTCCAGGATCTGGTCGAGGAGGCCCGGGCGGAACTGTACCGTGAGCAGGCGGAGGAGCTGCGATTGGCGCGAGAGGGCAAAGAGGGCTGAAGGGTGTCGGCGCGGGCAGAGGAGACCAGATCGGGGCCACCGGGAAAGTGCGGAGCACTTTTCTGGGGAGAGGAGACGCAGCGGAAGGAAAGAGCCGCGCCGCAAGCGGCGCGGCGAGGGATCTGGAGCGTGTGGCGACGAGGTCGAGGAGGCCCGCGCGGAGTTGTACCGCGAGCAGGCGGAGGAGCTGCGATTGACGCGAGAGGGCAAAGAGGGCTGAAGGGTGCCGGCGCGGGCAGAGGAGACCAGATCGGGGGCACCGGGAAAGAGCGGCGCGTCAGGGATGCCGCGCCCTACGGAGGGAGAGGGGCGGCGCGTCGGGGTATAGGGCGCAGAGTAAGATGAGGGGAGCGATGGGATGAACGTAAACAAGGAGGCGGGCGTGGACTGCGGGCTGGAGGTCAGCCCGGAGGAGCTAAAAGCGATCAACGCCATGAGTAAAAAGAAGCTGGAGCCCGGGGAGGTATACGCCTTCGCGGTACGGCTGTGCGACAACGAGATCGACCGGGACAACGAGCGGTTTCCGGCCGCCACCCTGGAGGAGCTGGCCCCCCTGTTTGTGGGCAGGAGCGGTCTGTTTGACCACCAGTGGAGCACCCGGAACCAGGCGGCCCGCATCTACCGAACCGAGGTGGTGCGGGAGAGCTGGATGACGGAGGCGGGCGAGCCCTACTGCTATCTGAAGGGCTGCGCCTACCTCCTGCGCACCGAGGGAAACCGGGAGCTGATTGCCGCCATCGAGGGGGGGATCAAAAAGGAGGTCAGCGTGGGCTGCGCGGTGGAGCGGTCGGTGTGCTCCATCTGCGGCGAGGAGTTCCACACCTGCCCCCACGAGAAGGGGGCGGAGTACGGCGGCAGGCGCTGCTGGGCCGAGCTGGTGAGGGCCACCGACGCCTATGAGTGGTCCTTCGTGGCAGTGCCCGCCCAGAGGAACGCGGGGGTGATGAAGCACATGCGGATGGAGCAGGAGGCCGCCCTGGGGCGGAAATACCTGGAGAGCCTGCGCGGGGAGGTGGCCCGTCTGGGCGGCCTGGCCGGGCTGGGACTGGAGCACGCCGTGCTCCGGGGCATCGCGGACAAGCTGGGCTATGACGAGCTGCTGGCCCTCAAGGGCGCGCTGGAGCGGCAGGCCGAGCGGGTGTTCCCGGTGGAGACCCAACTGCGGTATGGCGGCGGGCGGGAGAGCGACGGAGTGCGGGACGGGGCATTTTTGATCTGAGCGGCCCCATGCGCAGAGAGGACAGAGGAGAAAGGAGAGGCAGCATGAGCAGGATTTCATTTGAGGGAATTGGAGAGGTGGCGGCCACCTTTGCCTGCGGCGAAGGGGTAAAGGCGGGCCAGGTGGTGAAGCTCACCGGGGACGGCACCGTCGGCCCCTGCGGCGACGGCGAGCGCTTTTGCGGCGTGGCCCTGAGCGCCGGGGAGGGCTTCGCGGCGGTACAGCTGGGCGGGCTGATCCGGGTGGCCGCCAGCGGCGGCGCGCTCAGTGAGGGGTGGAACCGGCTGCTGGCCGACGGCTCCGGCGGCGTCCGGCCGGACAGCGCCGAGACGCCCACCGCGCCCCGGACCGAGCGAACCAGCCCGGCCCGGGAGAGCTGAGT